TCATAGAATATATCAAGGTCACGATAAAGAAACAGATAAAAATGTAGTTATATCAACTTGGCAGTCTGTTTATAATTTACCTAAAAAATGGTTTAAATCCTTTGGTGTAGTGATAGGTGATGAATGTCATTTATTTAAGGCCGTTTCTTTAACTAAAATAATGACTAAACTAGAAGATTGTAAATATAGAATAGGCCTTACAGGTACTTTAGATGGTACTAAAACTAATAAACTTGTTTTGGAAGGGTTATTTGGTGCTGTTAATAAAGTTACATCTACTTCTGAATTGCAAGAGAAAAAACAGTTGGCCGATTTAAAAATTATATGTTTAGTATTACAACACGACCAATATTCAAAACACTTTTTAAAAGATAAAAGTTATCAAGAAGAAATGGATTTTTTGGTATCTAATGATAAGAGAAACAAATATATTCGTAATTTATGTTTAAATTTGGAAGGCAATTCTTTAGTATTATTTCAATATGTAGAAAAACATGGTGTTATATTAAAACAACTTATAGAAGATAAGGCCGACGATAGAAAAGTATTTTTCGTTCATGGTGGTGTGGAGGCCGAAGAAAGAGAAAAGATACGATTTATAACTGAAAAATCAGATAATGCAATTATAATCGCCAGTTACGGAACGTTTAGTACCGGTATTAATATAAGAAACTTACATAACATTGTTTTTGCAAGTCCAAGTAAATCTCGAATAAGAAATCTACAATCTATTGGTAGAGGCCTTCGTTTAAAAGATAATAATTCGGCCGCTACTTTATATGATATATCGGACGATTTAACATACAATGGCAAAGAGAATTATACACTTCAACATTTTAGAGAAAGAATCAATATCTATACTTCTGAAAATTTCAATTATACAATACACAACATAGAATTACATAAATAGTTATATGACTATAAATGTCAGAATTATAAAGTTAGTTAATGGCGATGATATTGTTTGTGCTTTACCTACAGAACAATTATCTAATAAATCAACATTGTTAAGAATAGAAAAACCTTTACAAATTAAATATATTTCTCAATTGACTACTAGAGGTCTTAAAGATTATATTGCTTTAATTAAATGGGCGGCCTATACTAATGACCAAGTTATAACTATTCCAAAAGATAAAATTGTTACCATTACAACCGCAACAGAAGAATTAATTAAAAGTTATACGGATGTATCTAAAAAATATGAAAATATATCAATACCAAAAAGAGAAGATTATAAAATTGAAGAATTGTCAGAAGAAGAAAATGATAAGTTTAATGAATTGTGGGATAGTTTTAGAGATATTAAAAAAATACTCCATTAATCTGGAGATTTTGGTATCAAAGAGGCTACACGCCTATTATACATAGAAAAGAGAAAAAGTCAACCAATCCTGGAACCAAAATTTTTAAAACAATAAATTGATAAGTTATTGACAAATAACACAAACTATAGTATATTTAAATTATGACAACATCAAAAAAATCAAAAGAACATTACGTCAGCAATAAAGATTTTCTGGCCGCAATGGTAGAATATAGAAATTTAGTAAATAAAGCAAAAAAAGAAGGCAAACCAAAACCGCCGGTTACAAATTATTTAGGTAATTGTTTTTTAAAAATTGCAAATCATTTATCTTATAGACCAAATTTTATAAACTATACGTTTAGAGATGATATGATATCTGATGGTATAGAAAACTGTTTACAATATCTAGATAATTTTAATCCACACAAATCAAATAATCCTTTTGCTTACTTTACTCAAATTATATATTTTGCTTTTATTAGAAGAATACAAAAAGAAAAAAAACAAACAACAATTAAACATAAAATGTTATTAGATTCAAATTTTGATGACATGACCTTGATGCCAGGAGATGATAGAGAATTTCATAATCAATTTACAGAATTTTTAAAAAAGAATTTGCCTATAGAAGAACCTAAGATTGAAAGTCTTACAACTCATAGAGAAATGAAAAAAGAAAAAGAGAAAAAAAATAAAAGAATTAGAAAAGGTAAGTTAGATTATTTTATAAATTAATAGACATATATTATGAAAGTTAACAGTATAATAATTGTTGGTGGTGGTTCTTCTGGTTGGATGACAGCCGCAAGTTTATTAAAAGCGTTTCCTAATAAAAAAATATCATTAATAGAATCTCCTAATATAGCTACAGTAGGAGTAGGAGAAAGTACAATTAGTCAAGTAAAACTTTGGACTAATTGGTTAGGAATAGAAGATAAACATTTTTTAAAACACACAGATGGCAGTTATAAATTAAGTATCAAATTTACAGATTTTTATAAAAAAGGACAACATTTTCACTATCCATTTGGTGTTCCTTATTTAAAAGAAAATTTAAACCAACTAAACGATTGGTGGTATAAAAAAATATTATATCCTAATACACCAAATTCGGATTATGCGGATTGTTTATATCCTCAAATGGCATTGGTAAATAAAAATAAATGTTTCTATAATGAAAACAATGAATTGCCTTTTAATTTTAAAACAGATGTTGCTTATCATTTTGATGCTACAAAATTTGGGTTATGGTTAAAAAATTTTTATTGTTTACCTAAAGGATTAAATCATATTAAAGAAGATGTAAATTCTATAGAACAAGATGAAACAGGTGCAATTAAATCATTAAATAATAAACATTTTGCTGACCTTTTTATTGACTGTACTGGATTCCAGTCTTTATTATTAGGCAAAACTTTGAAAGAACCTTTTGAATCATATTCAGACTTGCTGCCCAACAATTCTGCATGGGCTACAAGAATGCCTTATAAAGATAAAGAAAAACAATTAGAAGGATTTACAAATTGTACAGCTATAGAAAATGGTTGGGTTTGGAACATTCCTTTATGGTCGAGAATAGGAACAGGTTACGTTTATTCTGATAAATTTGTAAACGATGATGATGCTTTAAAAGAATTTCAAAAACATTTAGGAACAGATGAATTGGATTTTAAAAAAATAAAAATGAGAGTAGGAATACACCAACGATTATTTGTAAAAAATGTATGTGCCATTGGACTATCAGCAGGATTTATAGAACCATTAGAAAGTAATGGACTTTTTTCAGTACACGAATTTTTAATGATACTGATTAGAAATTTACAAAGAGAAAACGTATCACAATGGGACAAAGACAATTTTACATTTGCTGCAAAATCTGTGTTTAGAAATTTTGCTGAATTTGTAGCATTACATTATGCTTTATCTCATAGAGATGATACAGAATATTGGAGAAATAATTTAAATAAAATTTGGGAAGATAAATTAATAAATTTACAACCAACATATATTAATGGTATGTTTACAGTTGCATATAGAAGAGCTTTTGAATATAAATTTGTTCCATTAGAAGGAATACAAACAATATCAGCTGGTATGAATTGGGGACCTACAGATTTAAATACAATATTACACATTAATGCGTTAGATAATATTGATTATTTTAAAAAAATATGGCAACCATATATAGAAAATTTAGATAAAAGAAAAAATATATGGGGAAAAATTGTAGAAAATAAACCTTCTTTATATCAATTTTTAAAAAATAATATTCATAATGAAGATAGCAATAATTAACGATACACATTGGGGAGCCAGAAATGACTCACCTGCGTTTATAGATTACTTTAACAAATTTTACAAGGAAGTTTTCTTTCCTTATCTACAAGACAATAATATAAAAACTTTAATTCATTTAGGCGATGTGGTTGATAGAAGAAAATTTATTAATCATAATACAGCACACAATTTTAAACTAAATTTTTGGAATAAATTAGAAGAATTAAATATTGATACTCATATATTATTAGGTAATCACGATACTTATTATAAGAACACAAACGAAATAAACGCATTACAAAATTTAAGTATATCAAAAAACACCAAAGTTTATTATAAATCAGATACAGTTACATTTGATGGATTAGATATATTATTTTTACCATGGATATGTGATGATATTATGGAAGAAACATTACATGCAATAGATAATTCAACAGCACAGATTGTTATGGGGCATTTAGAGATAAAAGGTTTTGAAATGCACAAAGGTCATGTTAATGAACAAGGATTAGATAAGTCTTTATTTAAAAGATTTGAAAAAGTATTATCAGGACATTTTCATAAGAAATCAGATGACGGTCATATTTACTATCTAGGCTCTCCTTATGAAATTACATGGTCTGATTATAAATGTCCAAAAGGATTTCATGT